CCCCAGCAGAGGCGGCTTGATCATTAGCGTCAAAATAATTTGTGCCGTTATACCCACAACCAATGCTGTCCTTGTAAATCCACTGGCACTGCTCACGTAACAGCCTGCGTCCAGGCAGGGCACGCCCTTCTAAGTCAAATGGAATTGCTAATTGAAAAGACACAGCCAACTTATCTTCGCTGGATTTTTGCTCAACAATCCATTCATCTGGCCCCCAAAACGCGTTTGGGTCTGCACCAGGGGCACCATCTAAATATGTGGTCAAAGTTCTAATGCGTTGGACTGTTGCGCCAACAAGATCTTGATACGTGTTTGTTAGCGATGTAATCCCTAAGCCTACGTTTGCAAATGTCAGCGTTGGACGAGCTAATTGACCTTTTGTGTTTAATTCAAAGCCGGAAGACGTAAGCGGCATTGGCGTATAGGTTTTGGTTTTATAAACCACGTTTGCTCCGTTCACCTGCGACCAATTTGCAAAATAATAAATACTTTGCGCATTAGAGCCTTGCGGCAAAAGTATTGAAATGTCCAAAGAAAACAAATCAATAATTTGAGGCAGTTGAGTCTTGTAAGTTTCTGCGTTGGGAGGGGCCTGTGTCATAGATACACCTGCGTCAAACTGAATTTCAACCGAGAGTAAATAGGCGTTACCAGCTCAAAGGTCCAGCCAGAGTCCAGGAGATACTTCTTGGGAGATTGCGTAAGAGTGACTGCCACGACCGTACCATTGGCTATGTCTACAGAAGTCAAAACTCCGGTAGTGAGATTCGCAGAATAATTCGACGGGCGACTGTAGCCTGTCAATGTCAAGCTGCTTATGTTTGTATACCCCAAGAGTAGCTTTCCACTCTCAAAAGGCCTCGAAAAAGTTTTAGTGTTAAGAGGCGGAGTCCAAGGGATTGCCACACCTTTTAAGGACAACAAATAGCTTTCAATTGAGTTTGCCTCATCGTTAGTCAGCAGCGCTGAAGTGCAATCCCATTTCTCGACATCGGCATTCAAGCCATCAGTTAAGACCTGCGAGTAGCCGTCCCCGAACTGGGCTCTTTGTATTCTTGTGCTGCGCTTTGCCTGAGTGGCAAAGTCCAGCTTAATGTCATTAAACGCCAAATAAGTCATCAGAGCATTCCTCCGCTACGGCGTTCATTAGCAAGCGTACCAAGGACAATTCCTCTGACCTGCCCCGCTAGTTGTTTTTGGGCTTGCAATGACAACTGCTCTCCGGTGTTTTCGACGTTAATGTTGATTGTGCCTACCTTAACTCCTCCGCCAGAACTCTCAACTCCTAACTTGCCGCCAGGGCCGCGACGTAGAGGAAGAATGGCTTCTGGCCCTGCCTCACCCATGATTCCAAAACGACCAGCCCCGCCGTTGGCGTAAGCAAACATTGTTGGTTTGTTGACGATGCCGCCTTTGGCGTAAGGCATGATTTTGTTTTTGGCGAACGCTGCGCCGTTTGCGGCTCGGAACCCGAAATTAGGACCGAGAGTTCCGATGCCTCCTACTGAGCCGCCGCCTGCACCAAGTTTTGTAGTACTTGCGTTAAAACCACCAGCACCTGGCAACAGTCCAACAAAAGTATTCAAGATATACATGG